ATGTCTGAGATCACCAACGCCCTCTTTGCGTCCACGCACGGCTGCCTCCCCATGGAGCATCCTCAGTGGGAGCGTCAGCTCGAACTCGAAGAGGAAATGCGGTCGGCCGGCATCGCGCGCTTCCGCGACCAGCTCGAAGAGTACCGGAACCGGCATCAGGAGAGCCAAGGCGCTGCCGCCCGCCGCCTGATGGTTCACGCCCATGAGGGGGTGGTCGAGGGGCTCAAGGCGTTCTTCGCTGAGGCCAGCTCGGGGAAGGCGGGAGCGAAGCACACGGCCATCAAGTACCTTGCGGAGGTCGATGTGGACGTAGCCGCTCACCTGACCCTGCGCACGCTCCTGGACACCGTGAGCCTCCGCTCCAAGCTCACCCCGGTGGCCATCCGTATCTCCTCGCTGATCGAGGACGAGTTGTACTTCGACACCTTCAAGGACACGGACGAGTTCGCCTACAATCGCGCCCGTACCAAGATCACCGAGCAGTCGCAGAACCCAACCTACCGCAAGCGCGTCATGTCCAAGCATGCCCGGAACAAGGGCGTAGAGTGGGCCGAGTGGCCCGCTGACGTGCGCGTGAAGGTGGGCGTGAAGCTGATCGAGATCGCCGTTGAGCGCACCGGCCTGTTCGAGCTGGTCCGCAACTCCGAGGGGGTCAACAACACCCAGCTATACGTGGTCGCAGCGCCCGAGACGCTGGAGTGGATGAGCACCGAGAACGCCCGCTTGGAGCCGCTCTCGCCCGTCTATCTGCCCACCCTTGTGCCGCCCCGCCCGTGGACCAGTCCGAAGGCTGGCGGGTACTGGTCGGGCAGGGTGCGCCACCTGCGCCTCGTGAAGACCGGCAACATGCCCTACCTCGCGGAGCTGGAGAACTGCGACATGGGCGAGGTCTACTCGGCGGTCAACGCCATGCAGGAGACCGCGTGGACCATCAACCGCAAGGTCCACGATGTGATGGTCGAGCTTTGGGACAATCAATCCACCATCGCAAGCATCCCGCAGGCCGAGGACCTCCCGCTCCCCGAGAAGCCCCTATGGCTGACCCCTGAAATGAAGACCGAGGACATGACCCCGGCCCAGGTGGGGGAGTTCCAGAAGTGGAAGTCCTCGCGGACCTCGGTCTACGAGGCCAACGCCCGCGCCGTGTCTAAGCGGATGCAGTTCGGGCGGATGCTGTGGGTGGCGAACCGGTTCAAGGATGAGCCGGAGTTCTTCTTCCCGCACCAACTCGACTTCCGGGGCCGGGTCTACGCCGTGCCGCTCTTCCTCCACCCGCAGGGCAACGACGCCGCGCGGGGCCTGCTGACGTTCGCCTCCACGGTCCCCATCGGGGACGAGGAAGGGGCGCGCTGGCTGGCCATTCACGGGGCAGGGCTGTGGGGCGTAGACAAGGTGGGCATGGATGCCCGCGTGCAGTGGGTCCTCGACAACGAGGAAGCCATTCTCGCCAGCGCCCGCAACCCCACCGACAACCGCTTCTGGGCCGAGGCGGAGAAGCCGTGGCAGGCGCTCGCGTTCTGCTTCGAATGGCTGGGGTTCCACGAGCAGGGGTTCGCCTACGAGAGCCACCTGCCGGTCCAGATGGACGGCACCTGCAACGGGCTCCAGAACTTCTCCGCCATGCTGCTCGATGAGGTCGGGGGCAGGGCGGTGAACCTCGTGCCCGGTGACCAGCCGAACGACATCTACCAGACGGTGGCGGACGTGCTGGTCAAGAAGCTGGAGGCAATCGCCGCCACCTGCCTGCTGCCGCTGGTCGAGCGGGAGATCAAGGACAAGCAGACCGGTGAGTGGAAGACCGTCATGGTCGAGAGCGATGGGTCGATGGCGCGCAAGTGGCTGGCCCGAGGCATCACCCGCAAGACCACCAAGCGGCCCGTGATGACGCTCGCCTACGGGGCAAGCCAGTTCGGGTTCAAGGAACAGGTCTACGACGACACGGTGACGCCGTGGAAGATCGAGGCCGGCGACGCCTTCCCGTTCGAGGGCACTGGCTTTGCCGCCGCTGCCTTCCTCGGGGGCCTCATCTGGGAATGTGTGGGGGAGGTCGTGGTCGCCGCTCGCGGGGCCATGGACTGGCTCCAGAAGGTGGCCGTTGCCGCGTCCAAGGAACGGCTCCCCGTGGTGTGGACTACGCCGACCGGCTTCAAGGTTATGCAGGAGTACACGACCAGCGAGCAGAAGAAGCTCGACCTCACGTTCCAGAAGGTCCGCCTCCAACTCCGCCTGGACACCTCGACCAGGACCATCGACAAGCGGCGGCAGTCGTCGGGCATTAGCCCCAACTGGGTCCACTCCATGGACGCGGCGCACATGCAGAAGACCGTCCTCCGCTCCCACGCCGAGGGCATCCGCTCGTTCTCCCTCATCCACGACAGCTACGGCACCCATGCGGGCAATAGCTGGGCGCTCGCCCAGTACCTCCGTGAGGAGTTCGTTCGCATGTACACCGAGCACGATGTTCTCGCTGAGTTCCGTGAGGAGATCGCCATGGCGTTGCCGGGGGGCACGGCGCTCCCCGAGCTACCGCCGAAGGGGCAACTAGACCTCTCTCAGGTCCTCCACTCGCCCTTCTTTTTCGCCTGATCTATCCACCATCGCATGTGTCGGAGGCGGTTTTAGGCCGCAACCATTGGCCGATTACCCCTCCCCCTAGCTTCTCACAAATCGGAGCGTCCCCATGGACACCTCGCTGACCTCGGCATTGGGCCGAGCCATCGCCCTCTGGTCGCAGGGCAAATCCATCCCCATGACCCTCGCCGCCGAACTGATGGCCGAGGGCTACGACATTCCCTCGCTCGAACGGAGGCACCGCAAATGATGAAGCTCCACGAAGCGTGGGAGCTGGGCCTCCGGTTCCCCGAAGCGGCCCGCGTGCGTTCCCTCATGTCGATGCTGGGCGTGGTCGGCCACCGGCTACGTCATTGCCGGAGGCTACTTCCGCGACAAGATACACGGCGTCCCCTTCAAGGACGTTGACGTGTTCGTCATTGGTGATGTGCCGGTCGCGGAGGCGGACCCGTGCCACCGATACGACCTTGAGAACGCCGCCACGTTTCTCCTTCCGCCAGCCCGAGAGGGCGGCGATCAGGTCGAGGTCAACGTCATCCGCTTGCGGCACGACTTCTCGTTCGCCGAGGTGCTCGGCCGCATGGACATCGGCCTGTGCCAACTTGGTCTCGACGCGGACGGCCACCTCTGGGCAACCGAGGAGTGTCAGCGGGACGTGGCCAAGCGCACTATCACGGTGCTCTTCCCGCCCGAGAGCGACCGGGACTACGACCACCTGCGCCGCGTGCAGGTAAAGTACCCCGACCACGAAGTGGTGTGGACCACCTACGCCCCGGTGGCGAGCTGATGTGTAATCCCGCCCCGCTCATAGCCAGCTATCCTGTCGGCCACGCGGTCCTGCGGCCAATGACACTGGTCTCCACCCGCTCGACGCATGCCGACTGCTGGCGCGTCCCCGATCACACCCCGCCCGAGCCCACCCGATGGGACCGCATCAAGCGGTTCCTCGTGGAGGCGTTCTGGCTCATCCTCTTGGGACCCAACCGTTGACCCACGACGACCACCTCAAGGCCATCGCTACGGCCCAGACCAACAACTCCCTCCATGCCCGCAACGCGCTCGTCTCGCTGTGGGTCATGGGGCACCACGTCGAGGCCCTCTTCGCGGACTGCCTGTCGCCCGCTGAGGTGGCAAGTGGGGCAGGGGTCTCGACCGCTCAGGTCTACGCCGCGCTCAGCGCCCGGCAGGCATACAAGCACGTGCGGGACATTCCGGCATGAGGACCGCAGCCTTCCGCCGCCGCTGTGGGGCGTTCAAACGTCCCGCTCGCTTGCTCGCGGTCTACTCGTGGCTCGCTATGCGCTCCGCGCGCCGCGCCTCCGAACTTGCCGCCGCAGCCGAGGCCAGCGCTCGGGCCGCTCGCGGCTAGCAATTACCCCTCCCCCTAGCTCCGCACAGAGCACCATCCATCCAACCGCCCCCGCGCCACCACTGGCCGGGGGTTTTTCTTTGCGCACTGCGAGACCCAATGACTGACAAGAAGAAGCCCCCGAAGATCACCGGCCCCCGGATGGTCTTCAAGTTTCCGAAGCTCAACGAGCCCGACTACGGCTCGAAGGACTACCCGAAGCCCGATGGCGAGTACTCGACCAGGGGCGTGATGACGGCCGACGACGCCGCGACCAAGGAGTTCATCAAGCAGCTCCAGCCGCTCTACGACGAGGCGCTTGCTGAGGCCGAGGTGGCGTTCAAGGAACTCAAGGTCGAGACCCGGAAGAAGCTGGGTGGCGTGAAGCCGAACGACCTCTTCACCACCCTGTACGACCAGGAGACCGAGGAGCCGACCGGCGAGATCGAGTTCAAGTTCGCCATGAAGGCGAGCGGCGTCCGCAAGAAGGGTCCGAAGGCGGGCACCAAGTGGACCATGAAGCCCGACATCTACGACGCCTCGGGCAAGCTGCTCGTCAAGGCTCCGTCCATCTGGGGCGGCACGGTCGGCAAGATCAGCTTCGAGGCGTCCCCCTACTTCATTCCGGGGACCGGAGCTGCCGGCCTCAAGCTGAGCCTGCTCGGCGTCCAGATCATCGACCTCAAGTCGGCTGGTCAGCGCTCCGCCGCGAGCCACGGCTTCGGTGCCGAGGACGGCTACACCCACACCGAGACCGTCGAGGACGAGGATGAGGGCGGCTTTGGTGACGAGACGGGCGGTGACGCTTCGGCGGATGCCGGCTCGGCCTCGGGCGACCAGCAGGAGTTCTGATGGCCGACGAGTTCCTCACCCTTCGCGCGGCCAACGAGCTGCGCATGCAGGAATGGCCGGGCGCTGAGAAGGTCACCCCGGCCTTCCAGGGCAACGAGCTGGCTGGCGAAGTGGGCGAAGCCTGCAACGTCATCAAGAAGCTGGAGCGTTCGCGCCTCGGCATCGCTGGCTCCAAGGACACCATCGAGCACCTCGCTGAGGAGCTTGCTGACGTTGTGATCTGCGTGGACCTCATCGCTTCAACCTACGGCATCGACCTCTGGTCCGCCGTGAAGTCGAAGTTCAATGGGACCTCCCACAAGATCGGCGCGACGGTGTTCCTGTAGTGGGCTGGCCCTCCCGGAGCAATCCGGGGGTGGTCCATGGCTACCGGAGCGGGCTCGAAGACAAGGTTGCGAAGCAGCTCGAAGACCTCGGCATTGAGGTCAGGTTCGAGAGCTTCAAGATCGAGTACGAGGTGCCCGCCCGGAAGGCCAAATACACCCCGGACTTCCTCCTCCCCAACGGCCTCATCATCGAGACCAAGGGGAGGTTCCTCACCGCCGACCGGCAGAAGCACATTCTAGTGAAGGCCCAGCGGCCCGAGCTGGATATCCGCTTCGTGTTCTCGAACAGCCGAGCGCGCATTTCCAAAACCTCGAAGACCACATACGCGGACTGGTGCGAGAAGCACGGCTTCAAGTTCGCGGACAAGGTCATCCCCCTTTCCTGGATCAAGGAATGACCACCAAGAACAGGGCCAGCACCGACTGGCTCGTGGTCCACTGCTCGGCAACGCCGGGCACCATGGACATTGGCCGTGCAGAAATCGACCGCTGGCACCGCCAGAAGGGTTGGCTCATGATCGGCTACCACTTCGTCATCCGCCGCAACGGCAAGGTGGAGATCGGTCGCCCCGTGGACACCATCGGTGCCCATGTCGAAGGTCACAACTCCGTCTCCATCGGCATCTGCATGGTGGGCGGCACGGACGCCAAGGGTGCCCCCGAGGACAACTTCACGAGTGCCCAGTACGCGGCCCTTGCGGAGCTGTTGCGGGACCTCAAGGCGAAGTACCCCCGCGCCAACATCTGCGGCCACCGCGACTTCTCCCCTGACAAGAACAAGGACGGCAAGATCACGCCGAACGAGTTCGTCAAGGCGTGCCCCAGCTTCGACGTTCACGACTGGCTTGTGGCT